TAGCACAGTTGCTAAGTGATTGGGGTTTAATTGAATTAGTAGGAACGATAACAGAAAAAGCACCGTTATCACAAATAAAAGTTTTACCTTACAAAGATAAGAAAGACTGGACATTGGAACCTAAATATAATATTGGAAAAAAACCTGAAGGAGTAAAAGATGAGAGAAGCGCTGATACAAGCAATTAAAAAACACGCTGAAGGTCACATAGAAAAACACAGAATGAATGTAGAGAACTTAATACAAAATCCTACAGGAGTTGCTGAACATCCAGACCTATTAGAGACAGTAGAAAAAGAATTAAAAATAATTGCTGAATATGAAGACCAACTTGATATAATTAAAAAATACTTTGAATAAAGCTTGACTTTTAAAGTCATTTGTGATATAATACATTATTAAATTATGCTAGATTTTTATACTAATGTTTCGCCATATGGTGATGAACTACTTGTACGTGGTTTTCAAAATGGTGAAAGATTTGAAGATAGATTAAATTATGTTCCAAACATATATCATCCATACAAAGGTAAATCAAAATATCATGCTTTAGACGGCACACCTTTAGTTCCTCGTAAATGTAAATCTGTAAAAGAAGCAAGAATGCTCATCAAAAGATATGAAGAGCATCCTAATTTTGTTTATGGAACAGACAGATGGCAATATCAATATATTGCAGATTATTATCCTGGACAAGTTAGTTATGATAAAAATAAATTAAGAATATACACAATAGATATTGAAGTTGAAAGTGAAAGAGGTTTTCCAAATGTAGATGATGCAAATGAAAAAATGATTTGTATTACTATAAAAGATCAAGTTAGAAAATCTATATTAGTTTGGGGTTTAGCAGACTATCAAGTAAAACAAAAGAACGTTAACTATATTAAATGTGATGATGAGAAAGATTTATTAAAGAAATTCTTAGGTTTCTGGAGACAATACACACCAGACATATTAACAGGTTGGAATAGTAAATATTTTGATGTACCTTATTTAATCAATAGAATTAGAAAAGTTTTAGGTGAAAAAACATATAAAAGATTTTCGCCATGGGGTATAGTTGATGAAGACCAAGCATATCATAATGGTAGACAGGTAACGTTTTTTAGACTATTGGGTATTGCTCAACTTGACTATCTACAACTCTATGCTAAATTTACAATTAAAAACCAAGAACGTTATACGCTTGACCATATTGCATTTGTAGAACTAGGTGAACAAAAAGATAAAAACCCATATGATACATTTAAAGAATGGTATCAAAACGATATACAATCATTTATTGATTACAATATCATGGACGTTGAACTTGTTGATAAATTAGAAGATAGATTACAACTAATTGAATTAGCAATTACTATGTCATATAACGCTAAAGCAAATTTTGAAGATGTGTTTAGTCAAGTAAGAATGTGGGACACAATTATATTCAATGAACTACTAAAAGATAATATTGTTGTACCAATGAGAAAGATTGGTAGTATTAAAGCACCAGAACTTGTAGGTGCATATGTTAAGGATCCTCAAGTTGGTTTCCATGATTGGGTTGTGTCATTTGACTTGAACTCACTATATCCACATTTGATTATGCAATATAATATTTCTCCAGAAACAATTTTACCTGAGAAAAAAGATATAACAATTGATGATCTATTAGATAAAAAAGTTGATATGTCTGATGGTGTTTGTATTGCTGCTAATGGTACAATGTATAAACGAGACATACAAGGTATGTTGCCACGAATTATACAAAAAGAATATAATGATAGAGTTATTTACAAAAAGAAAATGTTAGAAGCTGAACAAATGTATGCTAATACAAAAGATAAGAAGTATGAAAAACTAGCAAGAAAATATTATATCATACAACATTCTAAAAAAATATCCTTGAATAGTGCTTATGGTGCAATTGGTAACAAATATTTTAGATACTATGACCACAATCAGGCAGAAGCAATTACAATGTCTGGTCAATTAAATATCAAATGGATAGAAAAAAAATTAAACGAATATTTTAATAAATTATATAAAACAAATGATGATTACATTATAGCATCTGATACAGATAGTGTGTACATCAATATGGCACCACTTGTAAAGATGACTGGTGCAACTGATAAAGATAAAATTGTAAAAGCATTAGACAAATTTTGTAGTGAAAAACTAGAACCATATATCGCAAAAGTATATAAAGAACTTGGTGATTATATGAATGTTAGAGAAAACAAAATGGTGATGAAACGAGAGGCGATTGCTGATAGAGGTATCTGGACTGCTAAGAAAAGATACATTCTTAATGTTCATAATTCTGAGGGTGTTCAATATACAGAACCAAAACTTAAAATTATGGGCATTGAGGCAGTTAAAACATCAACACCGTTACCTTGTAGAGAAAAATTAAGAGAGAGTTTTAAAATACTAATGTCTGGTGATGAAAAACAAATGAAAGACTTTGTTGTAAACTTTAGACGAGAATTTGAACACATGTCACCAGAACAAATTGGTTTTCCTCGTAGTGTTAATAATGTTGAAAAATATACAGACACAACTTCTATTTACAAAAAAGGCACACCAATGCACGTAAAAGGTGCATTATTATATAATCATTTATTACTACAAAATAAAATTGCTCATAAGTATCAACGAATATATGAAGGTGATAAAGGTAAGTTTATTCATCTAAGAAAAAATCCTTGGAATGCAAACGTAATTACTTTTATTTCAGATTTGCCAAAAGAGTTTAATATGCACAAGTTGATTGACTTTGATCAACAGTTTCAAAAATCATTTATGGAACCTTTAAGATTTATACTTGATGCAATTAAATGGAAAGTTGATGCATCTGAAAACAATACTATAGAGGACTTTTTTGCATGATATTAAATAACCAAGATGCTATATGGGCAATGAATTACTTTATAGAATACTTTGGTCAGTATGAACGTATAGACCAATATCTAAAAGAACAAAAGATGGAACAAGTTAAAAACTTTCCTTTTCAATTACCTGGTATGGCAGATGAAGATGATTTTTTTCAAAATTTTGATGTTCACCCTAATGATATGAAATTTAGTGTTACAGAACCTAATGGTCAAATATTTGATAGAATGTTAAATAAAACATCTAGTCATACAAATATGTCAAGTATACCTGGTAAATCAATTAGATTATTAGTTACAGAAACAACCACAAATACCATTGTTGGTTTTATAAGATTAGGTAGTCCTGTAATTAATTCAAAACCTCGTAATGATTATCTTGGCAGACCTCTTGCAACTACAGACTTAAATGAAATGGGTAGATTTAATAATAGTGCAATTATGGGATTTGTAATTGTACCTACACAACCATTTGGTTATAATTACTTAGGTGGTAAATTATTAGCGGCGATATGTTGTTCTCATCATGTTAGAGATATATTAAATAAAAAGTATGATACTAATATTTGTTTATTTGAAACAACAAGTTTATATGGGTCTAGTAAGTCATCTAGTCAATATGACGGCATGAAACCTTATTTAAGATTTAAAGGTTTAACAGATAGTCACTTTTTACCATTATTGCACGGTGAGGCATTTAAGAAAATGAATATATGGTTTACAGAAAGAAATGGCGAACCTTTAGTTGATCCTGAAGCAAGTAGTCGTAAACTTAAAACACAAATAAAAATGGTTTCTATTATTAAGGAATCCTTAAAAAAAATTGATAGTAACTTGTATGATAAGTTTAGTAAGTTTGTAAATAAAACAAGAGATTTAACTGAACAAAAAAGATTTTATATGTCTGATTACGGATATGAAAATGTGCCACAATATTTAAAAAGAGAAACAGATGAATTAAAACCTGGTATTCATTATGATAAATTTACATTAGAAAATACAATTAAATGGTGGCAAAAGTTGGCATCTAAAAGATATGAAAAACTTAAACTAAGTAGTAATGTAAGAAAAGAATTAGAAATATGGCACAAGGACGCAGAAATACAAATAATAAGATAAAGCTTGACAATTTGAGAGGAATATGATATAATGAGTGACAATAATATGAAAAATCCAATATTAGATAAAACACAAGAGCAAACAATAGTTGTGGAAGATTTACTTGTAATTATAAAGTTAATACAAGCATCAGCACAAAGAGGTTCCATTAAAGCAAATGAATTAAAAACAGTAGGTAATTTGTACGACAAAATAAATTTTATATTAAACAAATTACAAAATGAACAAGAACAATTAAAAAAAGAACAAGAGGAGACTAAAGATGGCGGACTTTCTAAAACAAATAATTAAAGATACTGGCAATGAATATGCTAGTTTGGTAAGTGAAGGTGTAGATGCAGGTGATGTAGATACATTTATAGACACAGGTTCGTATATGTTTAATGCTTTATTATCAGGTAGTATTCATGGTGGTTTACCAAGTAATAAGATTACTGCTTTGGCAGGTGAAAGTGCTACAGGTAAAACTTTCTTTGTATTAGGAATGTGTAAAAACTTTTTAGATAAAAATAAAGAAGCTAACGTAATTTACTTTGAGAGTGAAAGTGCATTAACTAAAAAATTAATTGAAGATAGAGGTATTGATAGTGAAAGAATGGCAATTATGCCTGTTACAACAGTACAAGAATTTAGACATCAAGCACTAACAGTATTAGAAAAATATAGTGAATTAGATGAAAGTAAAAGAAAACCTTTACTATTAGTTTTAGATAGTTTAGGTATGTTATCAACTACAAAAGAGGTAGAAGATACTGCTGAGGGTAAAGAAACAAGAGATATGACTAGAGCACAAATACTCAAAGCTGCATTTAGAGTTTTAACTTTAAAATTAGGTAGAGCAAAAGTGCCAATGATAATTACAAACCATACTTATGATGTAGTTGGTGCATATATGCCAATGAAAGAAATGGGTGGCGGTTCTGGTTTAAAATATGCCGCTAGTACAATTGTTTATCTTTCTAAGAAAAAAGAAAAAGAAGGTACTGAAGTGATTGGTAATATAATTCATTGTAAGAATCATAAATCAAGATTGACTATGGAAAATAAAATGGTTGATGTTTTATTAAC